AACTCAGAGTAGGGTAGGTGGGTAATGAGAGTTAAATTAGGTAAGTCATTTGGGGTTATATTTGGTGTTAATATCTCTTTGACTCAGCGACATATTACCATAAATCTAGGTAGGTATATGCTGAGGGTAGGTGAATAGTGACTAATAACAATAATGGCAGAGTGCCTATAGCTCAACCTAGACCTACTAGACCTGGTGTTACTGATACTAGTGTACCTGAGATATTTCCTGGTTTTCAGTCTGAGTTTGGCCAGGCAAGTTTTACTATTAGTGAAGCAACTGAGGGGCTAGAAGGATTATTAGACACCCAGCGTGGATTAAATGTAGAACTAAGAGAGTTAGAGGAGATAATCGCTGGGGGTATATTTACCTCTCCTGGTATTCCTATTGGGTCAGTCATACATAAAAGACGCCAGGATAGTATTAGGGAGGAGCTTTCTACTCTACAAGTAACAATAGAGATACAGGAAGCTAGGTTTGCTTCTGCTCAATGGAAGTATGATACTCTTGCTAGCTATATACCTTTAGCTCTTAGGGCTCAAGCTATTGAGTTACTAACCGAAGAAGAGTTACTTGGCTTAGCCCCGTATACTACTAGAACCAATGAAGATAAAGAGTTTGCAAAACGAATAGCTAGTACAGTATCCCAGAATAGGAATAGGCTAGCTGGTATTTCCTCTGATGAACGGTCATTGGGGGTAATAGAAAACCTACAGCGTAGGCCAGGTAATTTCGCGCCTTTACTTACTCTCGACACTCGGCAGATGAGTAATGAAACTATTCTCGCAACTATCAGAGAGTTAAGTCAATTTAGTCATCCTGATGGAGTAGAGGCTAGTGAAGTTAGAGATATGATTACTAACTTCTTTCCCGAACAGACTAGTGCTGAGTTGCTAGATGAGAGGAAGCAAGCTCGTGAGTCAGCAGAAAGAATAAAACAGGCTGATATGCGTGTTGAGATTCTTCGTCAGGAGACTAGAGAGTTAGCAAGTGGGGTAATAGATTCTAAATTAAGGCAGGCTCTCTGGGCACAAGCTGCTAGTAAGCCGGCGTTGATTGCTATGAGGCCACTGGAGTTCTATGCTAAGTATGTAGGTAAGCCATTTGTTGGTAGTGTACTAGGAATCAATGCTAAGGCTGCGTCTATTCTTGGTGTTGCTAATGATGAACAGAAAGAGTTCCTTGATTTGTATGAAAATGCAAGAGATAACGATTTGAATCGCTGGCTTGCTACTGGTAATGCTTTTGGTAACTGGGAGATTAATGGCGTTAAGAAGTTTATGTTTGAGGTTGTTCTTGACCCATTGAATCTACTTGGTGTAGGGTGGTTTACTAAAGTACTTAAACCTATTCCTATCATAGGCAAACATCTAGCCTGGGCTAATCAAGGCTATGCTAGAGTTTGGGAAGTGGGCTTTGATATGGCTAAGTCTGGACTAGTTAGAGCTATACCTAAGACTATTAGAAACCAAAGCCTGGCTTATCAGAAAGTAGCATATAATACTACTAGAGTATATCTTGAGCGTAGTGTAGGTAAGAGATTAAATAGAATTACTTCACAAGAAGTACTAGAAGTAATGGTTCCTGCTATTGATGAGGCTATGCTAAATCCTCAGTCTCCTGATGATATGGTACAAGCTGGGTTGCAGTTATTAGATAATCCTGCTATTACTCCAGATAATATACTAGAGATGACTAGAATAGTACCAGGAACTGGGCATATTACTGCTAATAGCATTACTATAGATATACTTAGCAAAGTAAATGATGGTATAGAACATACTAAGTTTTTAAGTGATAAGAGTTGGTTGGGTAAGAATGAGTTAGCTGACTTCTTAATGCTTAACTTGAATATCTCCCAGTCTGATGTAGCTCGTACAGCTATGATAGCTTGGATTGATAGTATAATAGCCACTAATAGAAGTAAAGCTATTAATAGACTTACTGGTGATAATATTATATCTATCATGGGTAAGATAATGTCGGGAGCTGGTGATGATTTTACCCAAGCTCAGAAGACATTAATATCAAATAGAAGATATCAGCAAGGTATCTATGCGGCATTGAATCGTATGGAAGGTATGGCGCATACTGTATGGTTTGGTACTATAGATGCTTATATAACTCGGTCATTTGCTAGGGCTTATCTATTATTTGGTATGTTTGGAGTGATGAATGTATTAGAAGTAGCAGTTAAGAGTGGACTAGCTGGAGTTAATCCATTTTATAAATCAGGAGTACATCATAGAGCAGCTAGTGAGTTCTTTGGTCTTAGTGGTCATGTGCCATTGGATGTAATAACTCCTAGTAGCTTTAATATCCTACAGCAGTTACCAGAAGAGGACTTTGTAAGACTAGCTTCTCAACAGGATTTATCTGCTAGACAAATAAGAGATGCTAGGAATAGTACTGGTAACTGGATGGAGAAGATAGCTACTGGTAGATATTTAGGGGCATTTACTGGTGGGTTTACTTTTGAGGATATATTTGGATATAACTTAGCTAAGAATATTAACGCCGGACAAAAGCAATCTTATTTTGTTAATATGTATAACAAGCTACTAGAAGAGCAGGAGATAGATACTCTAGCTTCTATAGTTAGATTTAGTGAATCTCTTACTGATGATATTGAAGGTAAGATAGCACCTAAGTATACAAGGGCTTTTCAAGAAGAACTAGCTAGACGATTACGTACTGGTAATCTAGACCATGTAAGGCAGCTAGCTGATGATTTTATCCCTGGTGATGTGTATGCAGCAGAAGCATTTGACATACTAAAGCAAGTTCCAGATATTACTCCTGAACTTAGGGATTTAATAATCCAGAAGGTACGAACAGGTGCATTATGGAGTAGAGGCCCTAGAGCTGTTACTGATTTATTTAATGGAGAATTTAGAGAAATACTAATTACCCAGCATATGGAGTCTCCGGTATTATTTAAAACTAGAGTAGAGGAGCTAGTTAGTGGTATTATAGATATTCAACCAGCTACTATTGATGAACTAAATATGAAAATGACTATGGTTGATAATCTATCTGAGATGTACGGGGATGTAGTTCATATCTCACTAGAAGCAGCTCAGTTGCAGGGTAGTAGAATTACCAACCCCCAGTTTAAAGATACGATGTTCAACCAATGGTGGACTGAGAGAATAGTTCCTCACTTAGTAGATACCGAAGTGCAAGTACAGACTTTAGTAGATGCTATGAAGGCTAATCTTGCTACTGATGATGTGATTAGAGGTATGCAACCTAATCAGCAGCAGATATATTTGGACTTATTAGATGGTCAACTAGATAGAATGGCCAGGATTAGAACTGCTAGGTTACAACAGGATACTCTAAGGAGAAGTTTCTTTACCTCCGGTGGGGCTAATTATATCCCCCCAGGTGGCCTACGTAGTGCTAATAACGGCAAGTTCTGGGATGATTTTAATTCTGAGCAGAGGAGGATATTCAATCAAGTACAGCCTAATATAGCTGAGACTGAGAGGGGTATATTTAGTCTTGGTACTAATCTACCTGGCTATCAGGCTCCTAATATAGTGGATGCTTCGCAGAGAGTTTTGGTGCCGAGGGATATTGCAGCTCTATTTGGTGTTGATACTAATTTATTGGCGCGTAATATGTACGCTCCTGAGCTTATGGCTCTTAGAGGTAGGGCTAGTTTCATCAATCGTATTATGGATAAAGCTGAGAAAGGCGCTACTGCTAAGGGTACTACTCCTGAAGCTATGGGTTATAGTAGAGATAAAGTCAGTGATATCTATGATAGAATTACTAGAGATATACAAACTAGTGACTTTTTCCTAGATAGTTTACAGCCTGGTATGATAGCTTTGGAAAGTCTTAGGGAAGATTTAATCAGACTAGGCACTAGAAGGGGAGTGTTGGTAAGTGATGAGTGGAAGAGTTGGGTGGATGAAGTATTTAAAGGTATTACTAGAGAAGAGATAGTATTTGATAGACTAGATAAACAGCTTACTGGAGAATTATTGGAGATGCCTCTTACTGAAGGGATGTTTGATGAATTAATGCTAAGTGATACTGCTAATATACTTGATTTATTAGCAGTTCAGGCTGATGGTACGGCTGTAGCATTGAATCGAGAACAGGGATTCAGTGAGGGTTTGCGGTTTATCCCAGAGCATATTAAGGAGGATTTAATATCTGACTTGAGGGCTATTACTGATGGAGTGGTGGTTGATCTACCTGATACTATAGCTAATACAGGGGATTTTATTACAGATAATGCAAGTCTTACTGACTTGGTAGAAGATTGGTTTGAAAACTCTCGTAATGATGTACTTCAATTAATGGGTAAGACTATGGAGGAGTCTACTAATTACCAGAGATTAGTTAGAATTAAACTACAAGAGCGATTTCCTTCTGGCTTCATTACTATCCATCGTGGTAGAAGTGGGAGAGTTTTGCCACTAGATAGAGAGTTTACTAATATTACTAGTGATGTAAATACTGCTAGTGAGTTCCAGCGGGGCTTTGATAGATGGCAAGGTATTACTCCCGAAATTAATGACGTGATAATTAGAGTTGAGGATGTAATAGGTATAGGTGCTACTAATGAATCTGAGCTTATTATCCGAGGCAGTGTTCTTCGAGATAGACTAGAGAATACTATTACTCCTGTTAGGTTGCAAGAACGTGTACCAGCTAGGATAGATGAATTCCTCTCCAACAGAGGTCGAGCTACCACTATTGATGTTACTAATGTTAACAAAACCTTCACTCCAGAATGGCAAGAAGTTAGACAAAAAGCCTTATCAGAAACTAATAAACGATATAACCAAGACTTTCCAGACTTCGATAACCAAAATGCTTTCAATACCTTTATAAGAACTATCTATCCATTCTGGGGATATGAATCTCATCGCTGGGCTTGGTATCTACCTAGAGAAGCACTGAGACACCCAGGCGCCTTTGCTTTATGGGGCAAGTATCAGGATTACACAGAACAAGGATATATACATATCCCAGGCACTGACCTTGCAGCCAATGTACTACGTGGTACTATTGCTATGGGTGGTATGAGAAGATTATTTATGAGGGATTATCCAGAGTTCTATGATAGCTTTGGTGGGATAGCTGAAGTTAATGATTGGCTACAACGATTTGGCTTTTATCCTGGTGCTGGTGTGGGTCTACTATTTAGTATATTCGGTGCTAAGACCGGACAAACTCAGCTTGGAGAAATCACCCCCACTTGGGTTAATTCTATTACTAATACTCTAGCTCTAGCTTTTCCAGAAAGTGAGGGAGTGAAATTCCTCCAAGATACTGTATTTGCTAATAGATGGCGTGATTATTTAATCTCCATTGAGGCTAGTAAACTAGGCTACAATGGTGTGGATATGCTACTCAAGCAGACTAGTGGTGAAGGCTTAGAAGGAGATGAACAACGTAGGTGGGACCAAGCTCGTCGTGGCGTAGCTAAGTATGCCCTTTGGTCAGAACAAGTTACTATGACTCGTATGGACCCAGAGGAAAGAAAGAAGTTCCATAGAGAAGTAGCTATAGTATTAAATGAATTAACTGGTATTCCTATAGAAGACCTAGAAGATATGCGTAAGAATGGCTTACGAGTAGAAGATATAGCTGGTGGTGCTATTAGTCCTGAAATTCATAATCAGATAGCTACTTTAAGTGGCTGGCATAGGTGGTCTGGTGCTGGTATGGTGTTAGGTCCAAGTGAGTTAGGAGAACAGTATTCTATCACCAGAGAATTCTGGCGTGAAGTATTTACTTACTCGGAACAGCAGGCTGAGGAGCTACTTGAGATAGAGCGTGAGTTATCTATTACTGATAATAGAGGTAGGCCATTACGTACTATAGACCAATGGATGGAAGCTAGAGTAAATAAATCCAAACGAGTTAATGAGTTTATTACTACTTTACAAGCTAAACCTAGATATAAAGAAGTACCCATGACTCTGGAAGATAGAGTATTATATGCAGAGGAGAATAAGCTACTTCCAGTTATGGAGAATGGCTTACGTGAACTACAAGAACAATGGTTTGCAGTAGAGTTAAATACTGACTGGCGTAATCCTGATACTGGGAGATTAGAGCCTGACTGGGATACTTTCTTTCGCCAGCAGCAAGCTATTGAAGCTGGTATTAGTGATGTGGATGTTAGCCTCCTTCCTAGATTTAGGGCTTTCATCCAACGTAACTCTAGTCCACTTACTATAGAACACTCGGAGGCTAATAGAGAGCTATTTAGACCCTATAATGTACTACGTAATATTATACAGGAGCAGTTTAGTCCTGAAGAGCAGGTATTAATAGAAAGATTTAGTACTACTTCTGATGAAATAGAACAAGATAGACTTCAGCAGGAGATTACTACCCTACAAGGCCATGAGGGTGAGAAGTTAATATCTACCTATACTAGACTACTAACTCTAGCCAGGACTAATATGCGCTCTGCTGACCCTGAGCTTGATGCCTGGCTAGTCTTCTTTAATAAAAATATGGAGCTTCAGTCCCCTCAAGCTCTTGAACGGTGGCAATCTATACGTCGCCAGCATGGAATTGCTTCGTCTACAGAATAGCCTCTAGATACGAATTGTAGCTAAAATAGTCAATGGAGAATAATAATGACTGATCAGACTGACTTACAGAAACTCGACAAACAGATAGCTGACCTACAGAAACACGTGTCAGAACTGGAGCCTCTTGCTGCTAGAGTATCCGATTTATCCTCTCAGGTAGTAGACCTAACTAAAACTCGTGATGTTGCTACTGGTGAGCTTGCTACTGTTAGGGATGTATTAGCTAAAAGTGAAGCTACTATAGATGGGCTAACTAATCACCTTAAAGTTGCAGAAGAGACTATTACTACTCATGGTGATACTGCTGGTAGGTTTACTAAGCTACAAGAAGAGCATACATCTCTCCAGACTAGGCACCAGGATGGAATTAAAGATAGACTAAAGGTTAGGGGCTTGTCTGAAGAGTTATATCGGGACCGCAGTATTGACCAACTGGAAGCTATGGAAGTAGCTCTAGGTAATGTTAAACTGGTTGCGCCTAGTAATGGTAACCCTCCAGCTAATGAGGCTAATGCAGGTCTTGGTGGTGGTAGTGGTGCAGCTAATTCTGCGCCAGCTACTGGCCTTCAGTCTGAAGAAGATATGTATGCAAAAGCTCGCGCACGAAATAATACCCCTAGTAAATAGGAGGATTCATGGCTGATAGTGGTGGTTACTGGTCTACTCTAGCTGAAGCACAAAGGCTAACTCAATCTACCCTTGTACCTGGTGTAATTGAGGAGGATATTAGGCGTGGTGGATTAATGCCTCGCTTGCCTATTATGCAAGCTCCTGGTACTAAGATAGAATGGAATAGGGAAAACGCAGTTCGTACTGCGCGTAAAGTATCTATTGGTGGTCAGTTGGTATGGACTGATAATATCACCTATACACCTAAAGAGGCAGAGCTAGTTCATCTCTATGACCAGACTCCTCTTAATAACTTTGTACAAACTCAGTATGGTACTATGCAGAATTACCGTAATATCACCCTGCGTGGTATGAGAAAGGGTATGATACATACCCTTGAAGACCGTATTATATACGATGACCTTACTTTTGGTACTGATGAATTTGATGGTCTTCATGCAATAGCCGAGGAGAATACTGGTGACTTAGATATAGACGAAGGTGGGGCTCTCTCACTACAGAATCTACGTGTGCTAGTAGATGCTATGAAGTATGGAGTAGATGCTCTACTCATGTCCTTTGTAGTAGCTAGACGACTAGACGCTTTCTACCAGGAAGGTAATACTAATAGTACTAATATTAGTCTAGGTTCTTTTGCTTGGGGTGTCAATGAGATAGGTATGAGAGTGCCTTTCTGGAATGGCATTGAAATCGTCCGCTCGGACCATATGGTAGCTGAGGAAGCTGGCACTGGTGAAGGCTCTGATGCTAAAGCTAAGAATACTGGTACTGCTGAGTATACTATCTTTGCCATTAAGTATGGGCAAGTTGCAGAACAAGACCCTGGGCTTACACTCCTATTTGGTGGCCAGGAGCATGAGTTAGGTGAATTCTTTAGGTTAGTAGTCTTCCCTAACTTGGAAGACTTCGATGCTGAGGGTCTGCGATTAATTGGCTATACTGGACTTGCTGCGGGTAGTTCCATGTCAGTGGGTAGAATTCATGGAATTACCGATGCCGCAGTTACTGCCTAATAAGAATATTAGTACTATATACTGCTTAAGGTTGGGCAGCAGTAACTATGCAACTACCTAGGTATGTAGAGAAACTGCCCAATCTAGAGAACACTAGGAGGATACTTTGGCAGATAGGAATATAGGAGTTACTCAGAGATATTCTAAATTTGTTACTAGGGAAGGTATGGAACTTTATGTTCCGCCATCTGACTTAGTAACAATAGGAAGTATTCCACCTACTATTGACCCTTGGCGAACTAACGATGTAACTCAACGGTTCCCACTAGGTAGTAAATTAGTCTACGGAGAAAGAGCATTTAGATATACTCTTATGGGCGCTGTTGCTGGTATTGCTGGTAGTTTATACCAATCAGTAGTTCCTCTAGCTGGGCATATTGATGAGGTAGTAGATAGTGCTGCGGCTGATGGTACTACTATTGCCTTTACTCCTAATACTTGCTGTACTGATGACCTGACAGCGGATGAGCTTGCTGATGGTTATATATATATTAATGATGACACTGGTGAAGGGTATGTATATGCTATCAGAACTCATCCTGCTATAACAGGCGGAGCTTCTGGTAACATTACACTTCGTGATCCTGTAGTAGTAACTCTTGGAGCTAATGCTACCGCAACGGTACTACACAATCCATTCCGTTCTGTGATAATTCACCCAGCGCCCCCAACTGCTCCGATAGTTGGATGTTGTATTGCTGTAGTTACTGCTGCTAGATTCTGTTGGCTTCAAACTGCTGGTCCTGTTGCGGTAAAGACTGAGGGTGTTATTGTAATTGGTGAGTTAGTGGGAGCTGCTGATGCTGCTGTAAACGGAGCAGTAGCACCTGCTGATGAGAATATTAGTGATGGATGTCCACCCACTGGTCATGGTGAACGTGTTCTTGGCTATGTGATGGCAGTTAATGCTACTCTGGAGCATAGTTTGATTAATCTCCAGTTAGACCACGTTTAACAACTTAATCCTATAGGTCGATATTATGTATGACTGGCCTAGTTCGTGTTTGCTTGATAGGCAGCAGATATCGGACTGGGCCATTTTTATTTCTGGAGGAGAGTATGCGTTATGAATTTAGTTACCCTTTAACTTATCAGAAACAGTTGCGTGGGTTTGAGGGCCATTTTAGGTTTGTTGATGAAGATGGCAATGAGCAACTATTTAGAAGTCTTGCTGGTATGGCTAAGTTTGATGGTAATGATAATAGTCGCGGTAGGCTATACATAGAAACAGAACTTAGTGTTACAGGGTCTCATGCCCAGCTATACTATCCAGATGAAGATATAGTTATCCCTAAAGATGCTATTCTACTAGAGGGCGGTGACTACTGGCGCCATTACTTCTTCTTCTTCTTCTTTTTCTTATGGCTTGGCATAACTCATTTCCTCCAGTTCAATTGTCCTGGCATCAT